TTTTATTTATTTATTTCTTATATATCTATTATCCATTTCTATTCGTAATCAGTTTGTAAAAGTAGATAATTTATTTATTAATTATTTTTTATTTATAATTATAGCGCAAACTCTCTCACTTTATAATTATATTTATTTTAATTTAGTTTTTATTTTTAATTGTTATTTATATATATTATCCAAGTTGAATCGTATTTACTTTGTAATATTATTTAATTAGTATGTAATCTAGATTCCACTCATCTTTCTTAATTATAAAATCTATATTATTAGATTTTAGTGAGTTAACTGTGTTAGTCCAATAGTCTACAGTTTCACTAAAGATTATAAATTTATAGTCATTAGGCATTTGCAGTTCATTATCAGCAAAGAACTGTGTACTGTCTTCAACGTAATGTAGTTCATCATTAGGTAGTATTGATTGTAATTTATTATAAGTCATATTATATATATTTAATTATTAGTGTTATATATATATTATCCAAATGGAATCGTAATAACTTTGTAATATAATTAAACTCAGTATGAAATCATAGATAAGTCAGACTTAATTATGATATCATAAGAAGTTAGAAATCATAATAAGTAATGGGATAAGCTGAAATATCTGGGGAAAAAATATAGCTAGCTGGAAGGGCATATGCTTAAAATTCAAACAAAAACGTAAAAAAATCAAACAAAAATGGGAGGATCGAAGGGGGCCCGGTCAAGAAAAATCGGTTTTGGGAGGGGGTGGTAGTGGGGGAGAAGGGGAACAACACTCTACTCCAATATTTATAATATCATTTTTATAGTGACAATAGGGTTATATAGTATACTAGTAATAGGCTAGTGTCACCCTCCCCTATGATATTATACTAGGGTATAATATCTAGGTACCTACCTATATATAAGATTAAGAGTAATAAGCTACTGTCACGCTAGTAAAAACTATTTTTTCTATGTAATAGTAAAGAAGTAAGAAGTAAACAAAAAACTATGAGAATATCAAACTACCCAACAGACACATTAACAGGTACTGAACTGATATTAGCTACAGATGTCAACACATCGACCCAAGAATATAAAACAGTTAATTTTTCAGTAGATACATTAAAAACATTTTTAGTAGGAACAGACGATACTAATGAATTCACTAATATTACATTAGGTGGATCCTTAAAATTTGAAGGCGCTACAGCAGATGCACACGAAACAACATTAGGTGTAATAAATCCCACAGCGGATAGAGCAATCAATTTACCTAATGTAGCAGGTACTCTACCTGTTTTAGCCGAAGTCAGTGCAACAGCAATCACATCAACTCCAGAAGAACTTAACTATGTAGATGGTGTCACTTCAAATGTTCAAACGCAATTTAACAATATAACAAGTAAATTTGATGCTAGTGCAACATTAGCAGCAGGATACGTAGCGATTGTTAATGGATCAGGAAAAATATCAACTACTACTACAGCATACACACCTGTTACAGCAAGTGAGCTAGATGTATTATCTGGTGTAGTGAGTACGTTAACTGCTGCAGAACTCAATATTCTTGATGGAGTAACTACTACAACAGCAGAATTAAATCTTTTAGACGGGGGAACTTCAGTTGGTAGTTCTATAACAGTCGCTGACGCTGACGGTATTATTATTAATGATGGTGGAACAATGAAATCAATACCTGCGTCAGACATAAAAACATTCGTTGGTTCAATACCACATAAAATAGCTGGAACTGATTTTGGTAACTCAGTTATCGTAGGTCACAGCACAACCGGTACACTTAACGGCGCTACTGGTAATACAGGATTAGGATTTGGGGTTTTACAAGCAATCACTGAAGGTGATAATAATACAGCTATTGGATATGGCGCGGGAGACGCGATAACAACAGGTGATAATCATACGGCAGTGGGGGCAGGTTCGATGGGCGCGATAACCGGTGGAGAGAAATGTGTTGCTATTGGATATAACGCACTTGCAAGTACCACAGCTCCTAATCAAGTTGTAGCCGTAGGTGAGTCAGCTTTATATAGCTATAATATATCAAATAACTCACAGGGCTTTACTGTAGCGATTGGTGCTCGAGCTGGTTATGCAATAGCTGGGGTAAATCAGCCATATGCTACCCTCATAGGTTATGGCGCAGGAGATTCAATAACAACAGGAGTTAAAAATACAATTGTTGGGGCAAGCGCGGACGTAGCAAACGCCACTGATGAGAATTCTATAGTAATTGGAGCTTTTGGAGCTGGTCATGGAAACAATATTGCTGTTATTGGTAACACAGATACTACAGCTTGGCATCCAGCTGATGATAACGGGGTAGATTTAGGCTCCGCTTCTTACTCATTTAAAGATGCATTTGTGCAAGGTGTTGTAAATGCAGGGGGAGTTAAAATGGGAGGTGCTGTAGCTGATCCAGCTAGGGTAGATTTACATCTCGCGCAAGCAATAACACATAATGATCATAAGGGTACACTCTTATTTGATGGTCCAGACGCAGGAATTGCAGATGGTGCATTATCCGAAGCAATTACATTTAATAATACAGCAATTGATGCAGAGGCAAATGTGATTATACAGATGAAAAGTGATATTTGTGCTGATGTTATTGTATATAATATAGCTGACAATTCATGCAAATTTAAGATTTTAAACAAATCTGGTAATTCTATAGTTGATGGTGATGATATAGATCTTGTTTATACAGTTATTAACCAGAACTAATAATGGCAAAACCTAAGAAAAAGGTAAAAAAACAAAAATTATCCAAAAAAGCAGCTAGTGCAAAAGCTGCTAGGGATAAAAAAAGGGCAATGCGTTCTGATAGAAAGTCTAAAAAGGCTGAAAATCAGAGAAAAAGACGCGCCGCAAAGAAAAAAGGTCGTAAAATTAAAGGAAAAGACTACGATCATAAGAAAAAACGCTTTGTTTCTGTAAAAAAGAACAGAGGGAATTACGGAAAAGGAACTAAAAAAGAGAAAAAACGATGAAATTATTGACATACTTAATATATACGCTATTAATAACCTGCATGCTAGCTTGTGGAGGTTCAAAATATAAAAACAAACACGAATTTAGGAAAAAAAGAATAGAAATGAGGGATAGTTTAAAACTAGAACACCCAGATTCTATTGTAAAATACAGAGATAAGAGATTAGCAAGAAAAAAGAAAAAAGATTGCTGCGCAAAATGCGAATGTAAATCATAAAATATTAATTAGGGTAGGTAAAACTACCATAACCAAAATATTCTAGTGAAAACTAGACATGTTTAACCTAAAACCAAATACAATGACGTATTTTTATAAAACTTACTCATGGAGTTCACAAGGTGAAAACCAGGGAGTATCCGATAAAACCATAGAGGCTTGGAAGCATTTAGCTGAAAAGAAAAACTGGAGAATAGTTCAGTTACCAAATGGATATTATCAAACCGAATACCGTAACATCGAAAAAGATGAATGGTATGACGTTACTAGACGCGAAACCGTTGAATCAGCCGAGGCTGCAATTGACGGTAGTATTGAACACTATAAAAAAAGGATAGATTTTTTAAAAGGTCCGAAAGTAGTCAAGACGTTTAAGTAATATATTTAACTTTAAATTTAATATAATGGAATATAATCAACCTAGCTTAATTGTTAAAGATTTAAATTTTGGCAATGATGCTAAAACAAAGGTAATTTTAGGTGTGGATAAACTAGCTAAGGCAGTCAAATCCACCCTAGGTGCCTCTGGGAAGTGTGTAATATACGAAGATGCCAGGGGCAAACCGGTGATAACAAAAGACGGGGTAACGGTAGCAGAATCCGTTGTCTTACTTGATCCGGTTGAAAATATGGGGGCTACATTAATAAAAGAAGCTGCTAATAATACAGTAAAAGAAGCCGGCGACGGAACAACTACTGCTATAGTATTAGCAGAATCTTTATTGAAAAATATAGAAGAAGAAGGTGAGCATAATGTCTCAATAAGAGAAATTAAAGAAGGTGTCCAATCAGGGTTTAAAAAGGTAAAAAAATATCTTGATAAAACTAGTATTGAAGTTAAGGGCAATACTCTGAAACATGTTAGTACTATAAGCTGCAATAATGATAGTACATTAGGTAATATTATAGCTGAAGCATATGAGAAAGTTGGAAAAGATGGTGTAGTTTTAATGGAAGAGTCGCAAGACGAAACAACATATACAGATATAGTAAATGGTGTAAAATTAGATTGTGGGCTAACATCACCACATTTAATTACAGATAAAGATAAACAACGCGCTGTGTTAGAAGAACCACGCGTATTAATTGTATCTTCACCTATCCCTAATATACGTAAAATTCAAAATATACTAGAATTTATTATAAAAGGTAAAGTGCCTTTATTATTAGTAGCGGATGTTGATCAGCAAGTAAAATCTGCACTACTAATGAATAAAGTAAAAGGAAATATTAATATAAATATTATAGATCCACCTGGTTTTGGTCCTAGCAAAAAAGATACAATAGAAGATCTTGCTTTATTAACAGGGGCAAAAGTTATTAATGAAGAGTTAGGTGATGATTTAGAATTAATTGAACCAAGTTCTTTAGGTAGTGTTGAAAAAGCAGTTACAGATGATAATTCAACTGTATTAACTTTATACAATACTAATAATAATGTGAAAGAGCGTATTAAAGATATTAATAACAAAATAAAGAAAGAAACAAAAAATCCTTTATTTAAAAAGAAATTACAACAACGATTAGCAATGTTATCAGGATCTGTTGGTATTATTAAAGTAGGTGCTGATTCTAAAGTAGAATTAAAAGAGAAGAAAGATAGAGTTGAAGATGCTATCTATGCTACAAAAGCAGCGTTAAAAGAAGGTATTGTTCCTGGAGGTGGAATTGCTCTTTTAAACGCAGTTGATGAATTAAAAATAGAAAATATTGGGGAGAAAATACTAGCAGAGGCCATAAAATCTCCATTTATTACTATAATGGCAAACGCAGGTATTGAAAACTACGAAATACCTACCACCAAAGGTATTGGATTTAATGTAATTTCCGGGAATCAAGTTGATATGATTAAATCTGGAATCGTAGACCCCGTCTTAGTTACTAAAACTGCATTAAAAAATGCGGTGAGTGTTGTTTCTACTATAGTTTCTGCTGGATGTGTAATTTCTAATGTAAGAGTAAATCATGAAAGCGGTTAATTATTATATTGTTGTTGAGAAAATTAAAGAACAACAAAAAGCGATAGAAGGATTAATTCTCACTGAAGATCTTGATACAGAAAATCGATTTGTTAGAGGTAAAATAATTACAGTTGGTAATTTAGTAGAGGGCCTTAACAGCGAAGATATTGTTTATTATGATAAAGCTACAGGTCATGGTATAACATGGAATGGAAAATTATACCATGTAATTAAAGTTGGTGATGTAGTTTTAGTAGAATGAGATTAAGTTCACAAGATTTACGTGAAATTAAATTGCTTAAGTATTACAGGCTCGTTCGTAAATGGGCCTGTAAAACGTATAATCTAAAAGATGCAGATTTAGAATTACTTATATATTTAGATTGCAAAGGAAGATTTACGCGTAATGATTTTATTAATGGAGTTTATACATACTCATGGGATAAAAACAGATGGGAAAGACTACGAAGAGATGGTTGGATAGAAGCATGGAGACATAGAAACAGAACCACAATTAAATATAGTATTTTTAAAACATCATTTAAATGTAGCCAATTAATTAGTAGAATATATAGAATTCTATTAGGTGAAGAAGACTTACCCACTTCAGAAAGAAGTGTATTTTATAAAAACAAATCATATACAGATAAGGTTTATAATAAATCTATAGATGATATGATAAAAGATAAAGACAGATAATTATGCCAATAGTAAGCGGAAAAAAATATCCATATACAAAGAAAGGAAAAAGAGCAGCAGCAAAAGCAAAAAGAAAAGCTAAAAGAAAAGCAAGAAAAAAGAAATGAGTAAAATATTAGCAAAAATATTCGGTAATGCCGGGGGTAGTGTATTACAAAAACTATCTGGTGTTGCTGATAAATTTATTACAACCGGTGATGAGAAAAGAGCGTTTCAAAAAGATATGGAACAAATCTTTCTTGACGCTGAGGCAGCAATGCAACAAAATGTAACAGAACGCTGGAAAGCCGACTTAGAACACGGTAACTGGCTAACAAGATCGGTACGTCCACTGGTCTTAATCTTTTTAATTATATCTACTGTAATCATGGTGTTTATTGATAGTGGTTCAATAAACTTTAACGTGGAGCAAAAATGGACCGATCTTCTTCAACTGGTTTTAATGACTACGATCGGAGCGTATTTTGGCGGACGAAGCGTTGAAAAGTTCAATCAATTTAAAAAGAAATGAAATGGCAAGAATTGGTAATTACAAACCAGATACTGATGTAACAAAAGACGATAGGTTAATTGGTACCGATTCAGGTGGCACAACTAAAAACTATCGTTTAAATGATATATCAAAGTTTTTTAAAGAAACCAATGCTGCTGGTATAGCTGGACAATTCACATATCAATATAAAACATCTGGCTTAACTAATGGTAATATGGGTGTTACATTTTCTAGTGGATCAACTTTTCAAAACGTAACATCAGTAAAATTAAATAAATATGTTTACGGTGAGACGGACTCGTACGAAAACTTATTAAACATATTCGCTTCTAGTAAAATATTAGTAATAGATGTAGAAGATCAAGATAACTACGGGGTATATAACACAACGACTGTAGCGCAAGATGGTTCATCAGATTTTTATGATATTACCATATCACAAGAAAAAGCTAATGGAACATTTACAAATGAAAAATTTTATGCAATAATATCTATTGGCGGTGGATCAGATAAACATTCAGCTTTCTCTGATTATTACGAAGTATCGCAAGCAACAAACCCATGGGTGATAACACATAATTTAAGTAAGTTTCCTTCTGTAACTGTTGTTAATAGAAACGGAGTAGAAGTTCATACCAAAGTAACCCATGATAATAATAACAAAGTAACAATTACGTTTTCTGGCGATACTGCTGGTAAAGCGTATTTTAATTAAACAACACAACTATGGCAATACCATTTTTAAACAATATTGATTTAAATGAAAATCAATTACTCAACGCAAAAGTACACACCGATACTACAGCGCCTTCAAATCCTGGCACGGGTAGTATGTGGTTTGATACCAATACAAATGAAAATTTATTAAAGATATATAGAGGGGGTTCATGGACTAATCTCTTTGTTAAAACGGAAGCTATTGCAGATAGTGGAACAAATTTAGCTACTGCCGATCAGATACACACATTCGTTACAGCAGGATCACTAACACTTACAAATAAAACAATAGATGTTGATAATAATACCGTTTCTAATATAGAAGTAGATAATTTAAAATCAGGGGTATTAGATACAGATATATCTTCAGTAGCTGGTACAGATACTACATTAGCTTCTGCTAAAGCAATTAAAACATATGTTGATGCCCAAGTAACAGCTCAAGATTTAGATTTTCAAGGTGATAGTGGCGGAGCATTATCTATTGATTTAGATTCAGAAACATTAACAATTGCTGGTGATACTGGTATTACAACAACTGGTTCAGGAAATACAATTAACATTGATCTTGATGATACAGCAAGTGACATGACAGCCACAAACAGTGGTGTTTATGGATCAGCAACTGCTATTCCTGTAATTACTGTTGATAGACAAGGTAGATTAACAGCCGCTTCAACAGCAGCTATATCCACAACATTAACAGTAGATGGTGATAGTACCTCACAAGATGTTTCTTTAGCAACTGATGATTTACAGATATTAGGTACTACAGGTGAAATAGATGTAGCTGTTACAAAAGTAAGTACAGATGTTAAAGCGACTATTGGTTTAGCAGACACTATAACTGGTAACAGAACATTTTCAAATAATGTTACTATAAGTGGTGGTTTAACTGTAGTGGGTACAACACAAACAAATAACGTTGAAATAGTTAGTACATCTAATGGTGTACAGTTCGAGGGTACTGCAGCTGATGGATATGATGCAATACTTAAATCTGTTGTTGCTGATTCTGATAAAACATACACGCTACCAAATATAACTGGTTATGTTCCAATACTAACTACTGATCCTGGTACTACAGCGATAAGCGCTACTGCAGCTGAAATAAACAAAATAGATGGTTTTACTGGAGATCACAATGATTTAAACTATGCTAAGGATTTAAGAGCTACAGGTGTAACTGCCTCAGAGTATGATACTCTTGATGGAATTACAGCTACTACAGCTGAGTTAAATATCATGGATGGCGATACATCTGCTACATCAACAACAGTAGCTGATGCTGATAGATTTGTAATGAACGACGCTGGCACAATGAAACAAGTTGCCGCTAGTGATATTAAAACATATATTAATACAGCTGTCGCGGCTAGAGAATTTAAAGTAGAATTAAATGCAAATGAAAGTAGCGTTACTAAATCTAGTAATACATATACAGTAACTCATAGCCTTGGTACTAGAGACGTTCTTGTTCAAGTTATAGAAAAAGGTGATTCAGCTAGTACAAACTCAGATCCAAAACATCAAACAGTTCATGTGGATATTGATAGACCAGATGACGCGGGTAATACAGTTACCGCCGCTTTTGGTCAAGCTGTTACTGATGGTGATTACAAAATACTTATAACCAAAATAGGTTAATATACAAAAATTAAAATAAAATATGGCAATACCATTTCTACATCCGATAGGGAATATAAACATATCTGACGGTACGCCTCAACTGAAGTTGACGGATACATCCTCTTCCGCCACGACGACTCTCACGCTCGATGGGGTCAATCTCACTTTACAAAATCTCGGAACAGACGGTGACTTTACTATTATAGGTAAAGATGGGTCTAGTAATATAAATCTTCTTGCATTTGATACATCTGAGGGAGGTGCTGCGACTTTTGCAGGGGATGTTGCATTAACAGGAAGTGGTGATAAAATAATATCTGCAATTTCAAGCGATGATGATGCAACATTATTTTTAAGTGGAGCTGGTAGTGGGAAAGATGTACATATTGTTTATGGTAATGATAGAGATTTGTTTATATCAAAATCGTCAAGTTCTACAGCTACAAGCGAGGGAACACCAGTTCTAACATTAGGGGGAAATTCTAACGCAACTTTTGCAGGAAATGTAATATCTAAAGATACTTTTTATTTAGAAAATGGTAGTGGAAATAGATGGCAAATGCTATTTGACACTAATGCTTTTAATTTAAGATATTATAATGGTAGTAGTTGGAGCGCAGATGCTTTTGCGATAGACACATCAAATAATGCAACTTTTGCAGGGAATATACTTTTAGATGGAACTAATCAAATTCATTTTGTGGCACAAAGTGGCGAAAGTAATACAGAAGCTATGAGAATCACTAGAAGTAGTGATAAAATGTATTTTACTTATGGAACAAACGCGGGGGATGAAGCATTTTATATAAATAGTGATGGTACAGTAAAATTTGAAGAAAATGCAACTTTTGCAGGTAGTGTTGGAATTAGTGGTGCTGATGCTAGTAGTTATAATGCAAACGGTGATAATTTAGTAATAGCCGGGTCAGGAAACGTTGGGATGACAATATCAAGTACAAACAGTAGTGATAGTAATGTATTCTTCGCTGACGGTACTAGTGGTGCTGATGCTTATAGAGGTATATTAAGATACACTCATGATGATAATGGTTTTGATTTTTATACTAATGCTACTCTTGCTCTAAACTTAGATTCATCACAAAATGCAACTTTTGAAGGGAATGTAACTATTGAAGGGAGTTTAGCATTAGGTGAAGCAGATACAGCATCTGGTCATATTAACGCTAAAGAGTTGATGACATTTAATATTGATACAGATAATGATGATACTAATAGATATTTTGGTTGGTATACCAATGGTGCAGATGGTAGTGGTACTGAACTTTTAAAAATATTAGAAACTGGTGATGCAACTTTTGCAGGATCAATTTTAGTAGGTGATTCAACTGCAGAAGCTGGTCATGGTATAGAAATACAAAAAGATGGTGGTGGAGCTTCTATAGGATTATTGATACATAACCAAGGAACCGACGCGGCGGATGATTCTAAAATTTCTTTTGAAACACAGGGTCAAAGAGATATTAGTATAGGAATAGATAGGAGTGATAGTTTCTTTAAAATATCCCATAGTGGTAGTTTAGGAACAAATGATTGGCAAACGTTTGATGGTTCTGGTAATGTAACTTTTGCAGGGGATATTGAATTAGCTGACGGGCATAACACACTTACATTAACAAGAAATTTAGGAGCTGGTGTAGCGCCTGGAACAAGTTTAGGTTTTATACAATTTAATAACGATGCGTCAACAAGTTCAGATGATAGAGCCGCGATAATTGAAGGGGTTACAGATGGTGGTAGTGCTAATGCTACTGGTGGTAGTTTCAAATTTTGGACTAAAAAACCAGCAGATGGTGTTAACGCTGTTGCATTAACTCTTGATTCATCACAAAATGCAACTTTTGAAGGGGATGTTAATGTTAAAAACGCTAGCACTAGAATTATATCTTTAAATTACGAAGACAGTATAAACAGTATTATATCACATAGTGGCACAAACTTTGGCTTAGAAAGTTTAAACGTAAGGGGTGATAATATTTATTTCTATACTGATTATGATAGTGGCACGCCAAAAGGTAATTTAACATTAACGTTAGACAGTAGTCACAATGCAACTTTTGCAGGTGATGTTAGTTTAGGAGCAACAGATAAAGGTTCAAACACAACTCTTTCTTTATATACTAATGACACATATAAGACGACTGTAAAATATCAAGAAACAAGTGGATATTATGGATTTTCAACAGAGTATGATGGTAATGGTAATGCTTTTACAATAAGAAGACATTCTAATAGTCAAGCGGGGGTAGCTGTTATGACTATGAATAGAGATGACGCAAATACAACTTTTGAAGGTAACATTAATGGAAAAGGATATTTAAATCTTCAAAATGGTTATGGCAGCGCAAATGGTATATACTTATATGGTAATCCTGCTATGTATAGAGAGGATGTTAACACTTTGCATTTTCCATTAAATGTAGCAACTTTTGCAGGAAATGTTACCGCTTCATCTGGTACTGGTCATTTTTCCAATGTTAATTCTTCATCTTATCAACTAAATGGTACTTATGTGATGGATTCTAGTAGAAATTTAGTTAATATAGCTGCAATTACAACTACAGGTGCTGCAACTTTTGGAGGTGATGGAATTATAAACACTGCAAATAAAGCCTTAAAAGTTAGGTATTCTACAGGAAGTGCAAGTTATGAAGGAAGACTACGATGGGCAGGTTTACAACTAGGAAACAATGGTACTAATAGAATAGTAGCTGGAAATACTGTCGCTGGGGGTTCTTTAGCAATATATACAAACAATACTAATGATGGTTCTGATTATAATGTAACACCAGATGGAGCACATGCAGCTTCGTTTCAAGCAGATGGTGATACTATTTTACATCAAAACGTAGGTATAGGAACTTCAAGTCCAGGTGCAAAATTAAATGTATATACAGGTGGTAATAGTATTGCAGCAGCAGCAGTATTACAACATGATACTTTTGGGGCAGATAGAAAAGTTGGTTTAGGATTTGAATTAGGTAGTACGCAAATTAAAGCTGCTGTAGGTTTTATCTCAGATGACTCAAGCCCAGGAACATACGGTAGAGGAAATTTAATATTCTGTGTAGATAGTAATGATGACAACGCACCAGTTGGACATGCTGATGAAAAACTTCGTATATCACACACTGGTACAGCAACTTTTACAGGGACAGTAAACGCAGCAGCACTTACTATAACAGCGGGTGCTGGTAAATTAGCTTTTGCTAACGATGCAGCTAATTATTATGCTTATCAAAAGGATGCATCGGATGGAATTGTAGTTTCAGGGTATTATGGAGTTTCATTAGCACACCGAGGTAATATGAAATTAGGTGTTGGTTCGGGTGGTATTAGTGTAACAGGAACACAATCTGTTTCTGGTGAGGCAACTTTTAATGGTAAACTAAAAATTTATACTGATGGTACATTAAATTGGGGAGCAGCTTATGACTATGGGAGATTAACTCACGACACTAATGTAGCAATAGTTGCTGGATTATCTGGTAAAGCGCTTGTATTAAGGTCTAATGGCTCAGGAAGTAGCAATACAGCTTTAACATTAGATACATCTCAAAATGCAACTTTTGCAGGGAAAGTTTTTAGTAAACATAGAAAAGAATGTACTGCTAGTATTAGTAATTCTTATGTAAAAATATATCAGATATCTACAAATTCATCTCAAATGGCTTCGTTAGTAAGAATAACAGCGACAACACATGGAACTGGCCATGTTGCTGCTTGGACGGCTGATGTAATAGTTAACCACTATCAAGATGTAACTATAAAATCACATGGTGGAGAATATACACAAGGTACTATAAAAGTAGAGAGTAATAATAACGGGGAATATCATTTATCATTTAAATCTACTTCAGCTAACGCTTCTACATATTATTTTACTATTGAGTCACTTTCTAGCGAACAAGATATAACAGTTAATCCTACAAGTACACCGGCTACTAATACAGTGCATGAACATGTTTTAAACTTTGGTACTAATATAACTGGAGAAGGGGGTACTTTAAAGCATAATTTTGGAGGAACTGTAGATGGTACAGCGATAGGTGGTAATTCAACCGCATTAAGAGGAACTTCATTAACTATAGATTCAAGATTAACTTTACATGATGGAGAAATAGATAATAATTCAGGGGATTTAACTTTAGATTCAGCAGGAGATATTATATTAGATGCAGGTGGTAATGAAATAAAATTAAAAACTGGTGGTTCAGAGTGGGGACAAATATATAATTCATCAAGTGATCTTGCAATTTATTCTTCTGTTTCTGACAAGGATATAATATTTAAAGGCAATGATGGCGGTAGTTTAATTACCGCTTTAACATTAGACATGTCGGAAGGTGGAAATGCAACTTTTGCAGGTAGAGTTGGGGTGAATGGTGCTCCAACTAATACGTTTTCAATAAAAGATGGTTCTAATGCTAATTTTGAAATGGGATGTAATTCAGATAGTGTATTTCTACAGTCATATAATAGAACTAGTTCCGCTTGGGCAGGCATACAGTTTAATACCAATGGTGAAACAATGAGATTAACAGCTGATGGAAGATTGGGAATTGGAATCGCAACCCCACAAACTCACCTTCAGGTTAACGGTACCCATTCTAATTTTAATGCACACATTGGTCAAGGTCAAGATAATGGTGATGGGCGTTGGGGAGGTATTTCACTAGGTTATGCAGAAAACGGTAATGCTAATTATAGAAAAGTTGGTATTGTAGCAGAAGCACATGGTGACGGCGCTGCTAGACAAGATTTCCATATACTAGTAGATACTGCTAATGATGGTAATAGTGCTGTACTTGGTGATTCAAAGTTCAAAATTGATGGATTAACAGGTAATACAACTTTTGCAGGGAATGTTGGAATAGCTGGGAGTGCAGATTCGGTTTATTCCTTAGCGGTTAATTCTACCGATGAAGATGCTGTACAAATATATAATTCCACAGACGGATTAGATGCTTTAATCACATTCCAAAACCCAGGCGGAACTTTAGGTAGAATACAAGGACTTGATAACGGTGGATTAGGATTTGATACAGGGAATAATGCTGGTGGGATAAATTCTAATGTACTTCATTTAGGTAACGGAGGAAATGCAACTTTTTCAGGTAGAGTAGTAACAGGAAACACAACAATAGGAAATTGGAGTAATTCAGATAGAATAGAAACAAGCGGTGATGAACTTACTTTAGGAACCCATAGCAACCATGATGTTATTATTAATAGACAAGCTAGTGCAGCTTTAACTTTCTCATCTGGCGCGGCAACTTTTGCAGGTGAAATTACTTCAGGTGACGATATGAACACGCCTACTAAACTTGTAGTTGGTGAAAGTGCAACAGCAGAGGTAAGAATTAAAAAGACAGATGCAGGGTATGGTAAAGTTAGTTGGTATAATAATAATGGTAGTAGTGCTCAAGCTGCTTATATATCTTTAGCCTCTGATGAGCATTTATATTATTATCTTCCATCTAGTAAATCTCATATATTTTATGGTAGTGGTAGTGAAAGATTCAAAATAGGGGGTGATGTTGAAGTTACGGGATCAACTGATTTTGCAATTCCAACAGGTAGAAGAATTAAATTTGATGGTGCTGGTGGTCATACTTACATAATGGAAGAAGGTGACAACAATATGAAATTTTATGTTGGTGGTACCGAACACATGGCTGTAGGTGGTGGTGATGTATGGATTCAGCAACCAATGCGAATTACGCAGTATATTTATCATACAGGTGATCTTAGTACACAGATAAATATGGAAACTAGCCAGATAACAATAGCAACATCTGGTGGATCTCATATACAAATAAATAATGATGAAAATATCTATTTCAGAACCAATGGTACTAATAGATTTAGAATGGATACGCAAGGTACATTTACCGCCACACAAGATATTATAGCTTACGGATCTGTTTCTGATAAATCATACAAAGAAAATATCAAACCAATAACTGGAGCATTAGATTTAGTTGGTAATCTTAAAGGCGTTACTTTTGATTGGAAAGAAGATACCGACACTAATAAAATGGTTGGTATAAAAGAAGATATAGGTTTTATAGCCCAAGATGTACAAGAGGTATTACCAACGCTTGTAAGAGAAAATGAAGATGGAAAACTGTCTTTAAGAGACAAAGGTATAGTACCAGTATTAGTTGAAGCTATAAAAGAATTAAAAGCAGAAGTAGAAGAACTAAAAAAACATAAATGCGATGGCTGTACCAAGTAGTGGAACTGAGTTAAGTTTATTAAAGTTAGCAAAAGAAAAAGCCTATGATGATTATAATAGTAGCACCAGTTGGCCACCATCTGGGATTAGTGGCTCAGGTATAAATTTACACGAATTAACCGTTGGAGGACAGGCTCATCATACTACATATACATTTGAAACAACAAATACTTCTAGTCCAAGTTATCCAGATAGTAATACACCATATCAAATGGGTGAATTCTATAGTTATGATCACGATTTTGTAGGATCCACAACATCATACAGAACAGATTCTGGCGTTAAATTTAATGTGTTATGTGCTTCTAATACAACAACAGCTATATATACTGTTGGTGCTATAGCTAATGGCTCAACGGTTTATACAAATTCAGCAAGAACATCAACGTTGGGGGCTGGAAAATATGGTTGGCATGTTAATGCTAATAGTACACAAGCAACACATAGATTTGAAACAAATAGTAGTGGTGTAGTAAGTAACCTCGCAAGTTGTTAAGATATGAAAATAGACGAAAATAAAATAAAAAAACACACGGGATCAAGTTTTAATATCACAAAAGAAAATGGTATTACACATTTACGTTTTGATAATGGAAATTGGTTAAAAAACGAGAGTGTATATTCTGATGTGTATTTAGGAGAGTGTGACGGGTGTAATAGAGATAAAATAAAAACTATATTTGATAGTTTTTCTTATGATAAAATATTAATTGGTGGTTTAGGATTGGGATTAATACCAAACCATTTAGCTAATAAATCCAAATCAGTTATTGATGTTATAGAAAATAATAAAGAGTTAATAGATTGGGTGAATAATGAAAAATATTTAGATGATTCAGTAAGCATAATAGAAGCTGATATTTTTTCTTATACGCCATCTAAAAAATATGATTTAATTCTTATTGATATATGGTGGAATGAATCAGATATTACAGAAGAAATAAAAACTTCTTTAAAAAATAAATATTCTTCACATTTAAATGATGGTGGAAAATTATTTTTACCATTAACAGAAGAGGATATAAAGTAAAATACACAATAAAGGTGTAATAAGATATTTAGCTGGCAACAGCTAATTTGTTTAACATTTTAAATTTAAAAACATGGCATTAAAAGGATCATATGATTACAAAGGTATCACTGTAAGTGATGCGTATGTAAAGATTACAAGCGTAAATTGGAATTGTCAAAGCAATTCTGAGAATTACGTAAAGACTGCGGCTGTGTACAATTCTGATGGTTCAGTAAAAACTCCTCAGGTAGACGATACTAGATGGGTACAAACTACAGTTGGAAATTGGCACGCAAATGTTTATAAAGATAAAGCAGCTAGAGATGCAAATCCTAACAATCAAATCTGCTCAGTAAGCGGAAGTTTTGATATGGACATCAAAGATAGCGCAAAAAACCCTGTAAAACAGGCTTATGTTGCAGCTAAAACTGTTGATACTTATAAAGATATGGCAGACGCTTAATAGACTATGACAATAGGTTATTAAGAATACTATTATTTGTGTAATAGTAATAGAGTAGAATTTTAACTAAAATTTAATTAATTATGAATAAAAAAGTAGAAGACGCAAAAGTCGAAAAAATCACTGATGAGCAGTTAACTGAACTTCAGGGGCATGTAAACAGAATCAACGCAGCTCAATTACAATTGGGTCAACTTGAATCTCAAAAACACGGTGTTGTAAACGCTATACCTCAACTTCAAAAACAATTGAAGGATTTCCAAGATAAAATGGAAGAAGAGTATGGTAAAGTAAGTATTAATATACAAGACGGTACAATACAGGAAATACCTGAAGAAGATGGGCAAGCTAATACGTAAGATAAGTATTGGTAAAGATTATAAAAATGAAGCTATGCACTACGCCGTTGGACAAGAAGTCTACGGCGGGCATACTATTTGTGATATAATAGAAGAAGATTCTAAATACAGCATTTATATTAAAAAAAATAATGAGGTATTACCTTGGAAAGATTTTAATAAAAATATGGCTGTATCTATAGAATACAACTTAGAATATTAATGCGTGCATTATATAATTTTATAGTTGAACCAATAGGGGAAAGGTATAATAATAAAAAACAAATTGGGGGTAAAGAATTAATATTAAACACAGAAGTGTTTAACCATCAATATGTTAATAGAGAAGCTAAGATTATAGCTGTACCTAAATTACTTGATAATGATTTGCAAATTGGTGATACGGTTTTATTACATCACAATGTTTTTAGAAGATGGCATAATATGCGTGGCATAGAAAAAAACAGTAGAGGATTTATTAACGAAAACACTTATTCAGTAAATACTGACCAAATATACGCGTATAAAAGAAATGATAAATGGAACGCTTTAGATGGATATTGTTTTGTAAAACCAATTAAATCATACGATAAATTAAAAGTTGATAAAGAACAACCTTTAATTGGTATTATTAAATATGTTGATAAAACTCTAAAAAATATAAAAGTCAATGATTTAGTGGGTTTTAGGCCAAGTAGTGAATTTGAATTTATTATTAATAACGAAAGATTATATAGAGTATTAACAAAATTTATTACAATTAAATATGAATATCAAGGACAAGAAGAAGAATATAATCCAAGCTGGTTACAAAGCAGTTGATGAGTTAATTAAAGTGGCGAAAGAAAAAATAGTTGATTCAGAAGATGATGTTTCTGCTGATAGATTAAAAAATGCGGCTGCTACAAAAAAGTTAGCTATATTTGATGCTTTTGAAATACTAAACAGAATTGAGGAAGAAAAAAATATATTAGAAGATAAACCAACTACTCAAAAAGAAAATACTTTTCAAGGGTTTGCTGAAAAGAGATCTAAATAATGTACGAACAAACGTTATATAAAATTATTGAACCAGTAAGAATTAATACACTTAAACGGTTAAATAAGAGCAAGAAATGGAAATATGGTTATAATAAAGAAAATGATATTATAGTCATAAGTAAAACAGGACAAATAGGTGAGATATATGAGATACAAAATCTTAAAATAGCTCTACCACCTACTACTAAAATTTATAGCAGATCAAAAAAGAAAAAAGAACAATACTGGGAGCAGTTCGAATATCCAAAAGCATTGAAAAATGTTAAAACCATTTTTGATTGGAGAGATTATCCCAATGAACATAAAGATAAATGGTTTGATTATATCAATGAGGAATTCAATCGTAGGGAAAATGGTTTTTGGTTTAATAATAATGGTAAGCCTACTTACATTACCGGTACTCACTATATGTATCTTCAGTGGTCAAAAATTGATGTGGGTGCTCCTGAATTTAGAGAATCAAATAGATTATTCTATTTATTTTGGGAAGCTTGTAAAGCAGATAAACGTGCTTACGGAATATGTTATCTCAAAAATAGACGATCTGGTTTCTCGTTTATGGCAAGTGCGGAAACAGTTAACGCTGCTACTATCTCGAGCGATTCAAGATTTGGGATATTATCAAAAACTGGTTGGGATGCTAAAAAGATGTTTACAGATAAGGTTGTACCAATATCTGTTAATTACCCGTTTTTCTTTAAACCGATTCAGGATGGTATGGATCGACCAAAAAGCGAACTTGCATATAGGGTCCCGGCTCAAAAGTTTACTAGAAAGAAACTACAGGTTAATGAGAAAATTGAAGAAATTGTAGGTTTAGATACAACCATTGATTGGAAAAACACTGGTGATAACAGTTATGACGGGGAAAAACTTAATTTACTAGTACATGATGAGAGTGGAAAATGGGAGAGACCTGATAATATACTAAACAATTGGAGAGTAACAAAAACATGCTTACGATTAGGTAGTAGGGTTATTGGTAAATGTATGATGGGTAGTACATCAAATGCATTAGATAAAGGTGGAGATAATTTTAAAAAATTATTTAGAGACTCTGACGTAACAAAAAGAAATAAAAATGGGCAAACTAAATCTGGATTATATAGTTTGTTTATACCGATGGAATGGAATTATGAAGGATTTATGAATAGGTATGGTATGCCAGTTTTTGATACACCATCAGATCCAACATATGATTTCTATGGAGAATTAATCGATACTGGCGTTGTAGATCACTGGGAAAATGAAGTTGAAGGATTAAAAAATGATCCTGATGCTTTAAATGAATTTTATAGACAATTTCCAAGATCTGAAGAACATGCTTTTAGAGACGAAACTAAAAATAGTATATTTAATCTAGCTAAAATATATGAGCAAATAGATTTTAATGAAGAAACAAGTAGTGAATCTCAAATAACCACTGGAAATTTTCAGTGGATTAATGGAGTAAAGGATACCCAGGTTATATTTTATCCAGATTTAAAAGGAAGGTTTAATGTATCTTGGGTACCACCTAAACATCTACAAAATAATATTATTGTTAAAAATGGTATTAAATATCCTGGTAATGAACACATGGGCGCTTTTGGTTGTGATAGTTATGATATATCAGGAACTGTTGATGGTAAAGGATCTAAAGGTGCTTTACATGGTTTAACTAAATTTAGCATGGAGGATACACCTCCAAATCATTTCTTTTTAGAATATATAGCTAGACCACAAACAGCAGAAATATTTTTTGAAGACATGCTTATGGCTTTACATTTTTACGGAATGCCATTATTAGCAGAAAATAATAAACCTCGATTGCTATATTATTTAAGAAGAAGAGGTTATAGAGGTTTTAGTATGAACAGACCTGATAAAATTTGGAATAAATTGTCTATAGCGGAAAAAGAAATAGGTGGAATTCCAAACACAAGTGAGGATATAAAACAAGCACACGCCTCAGCGATTGAAATGTATATACAGGAACATGTTGGTATTAAACCCGATGGTTCACATGGAAACATATATTTTAATAAAACATTAAATGATTGGAGTAGATTTGATATAAATAAAAGAACAAAATTTGATGCAACAATAAGTTCCGGTTTAGCAATAATGGCTTGTAATAGACATTTATATAAACCAAATGCAAACATACAAAAAGAAAAAGTAAATATTAATATTGCTAAATATAAAAACACTGGCAATAGATCACAAATTATAAAATAAATATGATAGATTCAACGACAAAAGGACATTTTCCAAGTCAAGTAGTTAGTGATGCAGAAAAACGTAGTTACAAGTACGGTTTAAAAATAGCACAGGCTATTGAGCATGAATGGTTGGGACATAGAGGTAACACGAGTAGATTAAGAAGTAATCAAAATAATTTTCACAAACTAAAACTTTATGCTAGAGGTGAACAATCTATCCAAAAATATAAAGATGAATTATCTATTAATGGTGATTTATCTTATCTTAATTTAGACTGGAAACCAGTACCTATTATACCTAAGTTTGTTGATATAGTTGTAAATGGTATAGCTGAAAGAACATATGATATAAAAGCATATTCGCAAGATCCACATGGTGTTAGTAAGAGAACAAATTATATGGAATCAATTTTACGTGATATGCAAACGAAAGATTTAAATGATTTTGCATCTCAGGCGTTTGGAATTGACTTGTATGAGAATGATAAAGATAAATTACCAGGAGATGAAGAGGAATTAGCAATTCACATGCAACTTAATTATAAGCAAAGTATAGAACTAGCAGAAGAACAAGCTCTCAATACGTTATTAGATGGTAATAATTATGAATTAACAAGAAAACGTTTGTATTATGATTTAACAGTATTAGGTATTGGGGCTGTTAAAAATAATTTTACTACGTCAGAGGGTATTAAAGTAGAATATGTTGATCCAGCTAATTTAATATATTCACATACAGAATCACCATACTTTGATGATATATATTATGTTGGTGAAGTTAAAAGTCTTCCAATTAATGAACTGAAAAAACAATTTCCTGATTTAACAAATGAAGAATTATTAGAAATACAATCTAATGGTAATGGAATGAGGGAAAGTAGAGGATTAGATAATACTGATGATAATATTGTTAGGGTTTTATATTTTAATTACAAAACATACATGAATGATGTATATAAAGTAAAGAAAACTATATCTGGCGCATCAAAAATAATACCAAAAGATGATTCATTTAATCCCCCACAAGATGATGAAAGATTTAAAAAGCTATCTAAATCTATTGAAGTATTATATGATGGAGCATTAGTATTAGGTACTGAAAAGTTATTGAAATGGGAATTATCTAAAAATATGATAAGACCTAAGAGTGATTATACTAAAGTAAAAATGAACTATAGTATTGTTGCTCCAAGAATGTATAAAGGTAAAATAGAATCTTTAGTTGGTAGAATAACAGGGTTTGCTGACATGATTCAATTAACACATTTAAAATTACAGCAAGTATTAGGTAAGATGGTACCTGATGGAGTATATTTAGACGCTGATGGTTTAGCTGAAATTGATCTTGGCAATGGAACTAATTATAATCCACAAGAAGCGCTCAATATGTTTTTCCAAACTGGTAGTGTTATTGGTAGATCAATGACACAAGAAGGTGATATGAATCCAGGTAAAGTACCTATTCAAGAAATTGCCAGCAATAGTGGTGGTAATAAATTACAAAGTTTAATTGCTACATATAATTATTATCTCCAAATGATAAGAGATGTGACCGGATTGAATGAAGCTAGAGACGCTAGTACACCGGATAAAAACGCATTAGTTGGTATTCAAAAACTTGCAGCTGCTAACAGTAATACAGCTACAAGACATATACTACAAGCTGGTTTATATTTAACTGCAGAAACCGCAGAGTGTTTATCATTAAGAATTTCTGATGTATTAGAATACTCTCCAACAAAAGATGCGTTTGTTCAAGCTATTGGTGCACATAATGTTGGAACATTAGAAGAAATGAAAAATCTTCATTTGTATGATTTTGGTATATTTATTGAATTAGCACCTGATGAAGAAGAAAAACAATTACTTGAAAATAATATACAAGTTGCGTTATCAAAAGAAAATATAGAACTTGAAGATGCTATAGATATTAGAGAAATTAAAAATGTTAGATTAGCAAACCAGTTGTTAAAAATAAGAAGAGCTAAAAAAATAGATAAAGACCAACAGATTGCGCAGCAAAATATTCAAGCACAAGCAGAGGCAAACATGCAATCGCAACAAGCTGCTATTCAAGCTGAAACTCAAAAACAGCAAATATTAGCGCAGAATGAATTGCAACTTGAAGAAGGAAAAGCAGGGTTCGATATGCAAAAACTACAACAAGAAGCAACATTAAAGAAAGACTTAATGAATCATGAATTTGAATTAAATATGCAGTTGAAACAAATGGAACTTGATACATTAAAGCAAAAAGAAACTAATAAGGAGGATAGAAAAGATGAAAGAACTAGAATTCAAGCATCTCAACAATCTGAATTAATAGAACAAAGAAATCAAAATTCACCACCTAAAAACTTTGAATCAAAAAACAATGATGTTTTAACTGGTGATTTTGACCTGGGCATGTTTGAACCTAGGTAATATGTTTAATTATATAATATTATATTATGGCTAATAAAAAGAAAGAAGTAGCTAAAGAAGCTACTGATATTAAATCTCCTATGGGAGATGAAGTAAAGGTTAAAGTAAAACCTAAAATGAAAAAACTTGCTACTGGTAGTGACGATGGGGTTACAAAAGTTGATTTGTCTAAAAGTGAAAAAGAAGCAAAAGAAAATCAACAACCAGAAGAGGTTAAAGAAGAACAATCTAAAAAAGAGGAACAACCAAGAGATAAAAAAGATGATAAAGTTATTGAGGAAGTTCAAGAGAAAGTGGAAGAGAAAAAGGTTGAAACAAAAGAAGAAGAAACTGAACAGCCAGTTTTGGAAGAAGTTACGGAAGAAGAGACTGATACAGCTGCTAAAGAAAAGGTTGAAGCAGTTGAAGAAGCAGTTGAAGAAGCTGTAGATAAAGCAGAAAAAACTGGTGAAGAATTACCAGAGAATATTCAAAAAGTTATAGACTTTATGAATGAAACTGGAGGTGATCTTGAAGATTATGTAAAATTAAATCAGGATTACAGTAAATTAGATGACATGTCTCTATTAAGAGAATATTATACTCAAACAAAACCCCATTTAAATGGTGAAGAGATTAATTTTCTTATAGAAGATTCATTTTCGTATGATGAGGATACTGATGAACCAATAGATGTCAAAAGAAAGAAATTGGCTTTTAAAGAGCAAGTTGCCAATGCTAAAGGCCATTTGGATAAAATAAAATCCAATTACTATGCGGAAATCAAAAGCGGTGTTAAGTTAACACCTGACCAAAAGGAAGCTATTGATTTTTATAATAGTTACACAACGGAGAATAAAAAATCTCAAAAAACAGCTGAACAGCAAAAACTTACTTTTATGGAGAAAACAAATGATGTTTTCGATACTAAATTCAAAGGTTTTGAATATAACGTGGGAGATAAAAGATTTAGGTTTAATGTGAATGATGTAGATACAGTTAAAAATACACAAAGCGACATTAATAATTTTATTTCTAAATTTTTAGATAAAAACAATATGATGAGTGACGCTAATGGGTATCATAAATCTTTATTTACAGCAATGAATTCAGACGCTGTTGCTAATCACTTTTACCAACAAGGTAAAGCTGATGCATTAAAAGAAACAATGCAAAAAGCTAAAAACGTTGATATGTCACCAAGGGAAACTGGTACAGTTGACACTGGTGGGGTGAAGGTAAGAGCTTTAGGTGATGATACAAATAAACTTCGTTTTAAAATTAAAAATTAAAGTTTAACTATAAAAATTAAAAAAAATGGCAATTACTAGTCCAAGTCCGTACAGTGTAAGGCCACATCCAATTAAAGCAACACTTAGTTCAAATTATATTGATTTTACGTCAAGTGATACTGCAGGATGGGCACAACAATATGTACCGGATTTATTCGAAAAAGAAGCTGAAGTTTTTGGTAACAGAAGCGTTTCAGGTCTTCTTGAAAAAGTCGGAGCTGAAGAAGCAATGACTGCTGATCAAGTTATTTGGTCGGAACAAGGTAGATTACATCTATCTTATTTAGCTACCCATGATGCAAATACTGATGGTAAACTTGTTATCACTCAAGATGCTGATGGCAATTCAATTGATGCAGCTGATGAAGGTGCTCATTCAATTAGAGTTGGAGATACTATTTTAGTATCAGATGCTAACGCGACGTTAAGATGTTATGTTAGTGCTGTAAACGTTGGTGGTGATGATGATGTTATACAGGTTTATCCTTATTCCCACGCGACTTTAGATGCTGGTGGAATAGCGAAAGACCAAGCAACTATTAAAGTAATGGTGTTTGGTTCTGAATTCGCAAAAGGCGTTGCAGGACAAACTGAAGCTGTTGAACCACAGTTCAAACAGTTTAACAACAAACCAATCATAATTAAAGATATGTATCAAGTCTCTGGATCTGATGCTTCTCAAATTGGTTGGGTTGAAGTAAGTGGTGAAGATGGTCAAAATGGTTACCTATGGTATTTAAAAGCTGAAGGTGATACTAGAACTAGATTTACTGATTATTTAGAAATGGCAATGATTGAAGCAGAAAAAAGTGTTTCTGGAGCAAACGCTGCAGTTCCTGATGGTACTGAAGGTTTATTTAAAGCTATCAAAGACAGAGGACACCAAGCTTCTTTAATTGATGGCGGGAATGCAGGTAATGATTTAGCTGAATTCGATTTAATATTAGCAGAATTTGATAAAAATGGTGCTATTGAAGAAAACATGATGTACTTAGGTAGAGAATCATCTCTTGCAGTTGATGATATGCTTGCGAGTCTTGACGGTGGAAGCGCTGGATCAGGATCAGCATACGGTGTATTCAACAACTCTATGGACATGGCATTAAATTTAGGTTTCAAAGGATTTAGAAGAGGTTCTTATGACTTCTACAAGTCTGACTGGAAATACTTAAATGATGCTGCTACAGGCGGATTCACAGCTGATGCTGCTGGAAACGTCAGAGGTGTTATTATACCAGCAGGTGTTTCATCTGTTTATGACCAAAATCTAGGTAAAAACATAAGACGTCCATTCTTACACGTAAGATATAGATCGTCTGCAGCTGATGACAGAAGGTTCAAAACATGGACCACTGGTTCTGTTGGAGCAAATATCACAAGTGATATTGATAAAATGGCAGTACATTATCTGTCAGAAAGATGTTTAGTGGTACAAGGAGCTAATAACTTCGTGTTACTTAACTAATACAACTTATATAAAGAGTTAGGTGCTTCGGCACCTAGCACTTTATTTTTTTAACTTATTTAATTATATTATATTATGGCAAAAACAAAAACAAAAACAAAAAAAGAACTATCTTCTAGTCTTGAAAAAGATTGGGTTGTAAAAGATAGAGTTTATATATTAAGAAACGATGCAACTCCATTGAGTTATCATATTAAAGCAAGAGGTATATATTGGTTTGATGAAGAAAGACAAGAGGAAAGAGAATTAAAATATACAGAAAATCAAAAATCACCTTTTGTTGATGAGTTTAAAGGAGATGCTAGATTGGGACATATTGTCTTTAGGAATGGAACATTAACTGTTCCAAAAGAAAAAATAGTTCTACAAAAATTATTATCATTATATCATCCACAGGTTAATAAATTATGGCGAGAGTTTGATCCCGTGAAAAAAGCAAAAGATGATTTAGTTGATATTGAATTAGAAATACAAGCACTAAATGCAGCGAAAAATCTAGATATAGAGCACGCTGAAGCAGTTTTAAGAGTAGAAGAAGGTAGTAGAGTAGCTCAAATGACATCTAAAGAAGTTAAAAGAGATTTACTATTATTTGCAAAAAATAATCCTGAATTATTCTTAGAATTAGCGCAAGATGAAAACGTAGAACTTAGAAATTTTGGTATAAAAGCTACTGAGGCTGGATTACTAACATTATCACCAGATCAACGTGAATTTAGATGGAAAGACAGCAAAAGAAAAGTAATGACTGTTCCTTTTGATGAACATCCATATTCTGCGCTAGCAGCATTTTTCAAAACCGACGAAGGTTTGGAAATATATAAAAACATAGAAAAAAGATTAAAATAATTAATCACTTTATAGAGTAGTCACTCTATTGGGTGACTACACTATATAAAAAAAGAAATTATGGCAGTAAATGTAGATACAGTATATCAAAGAGTATTATCTATTGCTAATAAAGAACAAAGAGGTTATATTACACCTCAAGAGTTTAACTTATTAGCTAATCAAGCACAAATGGAAATATTTGAACAATATTTTTATGATTTAAATCAATTCAGTAGAGTACCAGGCAATGACACGAGGCACGCTGATATGGTAACTACATTAGAAGAAAAAATTAGTTTGTTTGAAAAAACTGCAGCTATAGTTGGTAGCAGTACTATGACTTTACCAACTGATATATATAAATTAACTTCAATCCTCTACAAAGGCGTTGAAGCGGAATACATAAGCCAAAAGGATTTATTATATATCAAAAAATCTCCATTAACATATCCTACCGCGGACCGTCCAATATTTACAAGAGACAACGATTCAATTGACGTTTATTATGACAATACATTTACAAAAGCATCAACAACAGCTGATGTTACGGTAAATTATATTAAAAAACCTATAACTGTTAAGTGGGGGTATGTTATTGTTGACGCTGGAAATAATACAAAGCAACCATTATATGATTCTAGTGCTTCAGCAACAACTAACTTTGAATTACATATATCAGAAGAATCTAAATTAGTAATAAGTGTATTAGCGTTAGCTGGTATAGTTATAAAACAACCTGATTTATATCAAGTGGCAGAAAGAGAAGAAACAAAAACAATACAACAAGAAAAACAATAAATAAATGGCACTACAAACATTAACTAACGAAGGGTATTATAGAGGAAGTCAAACATTTTTAGGCACAGGGAATGCTAATAGCGTTTCAATAAGTACTAATGGTGGTGTAGGTTCTGCAGGAAACCCTAGTGTAGATGTTACTTTAGATAACACCACGGGTTTAGTTGTTGGTATGTTAGTAACTGGAGACGGATTAGTTCCATCAACCGCTTACACAATAGCACAAATTGTAAACGGCACTGATATAAAACTTGATGTTGCTGCGGTAATAGCAGATGACGTGATTTTAACTTTTACACCAATAGCAAACGCAAAGTTTGATTTAACCACATCAAATTTTGATCCACTACCTACAGAAGAAGGACAATTTTCTGTACATATAGATAACGTATTACAAAATGCTACAACATACAGTTATAGTTCACCTACATTGACATTTGTATCTGTTCCAGCTTCAGGTTCAATTATTAGTGTTGAATTAGCAGCCTATGATAGAGAATATGGTAGTTATCAATCCATAAAATTAGATAATATAGTTAATAATTTTATCATATCATATGTTGGTGAGGGAAAAATTATTCCAAAAGCAGCAAGAACAGACGTTGCGTTTCATGCGCAAAGAGCTATTCAAGAGTTAAGTTATGATACGTTAAAATCTTCTAATTCACAAGAAATAGAAATACCACCATCATTAACGATGGCTTTACCGCATGATTATGTAAATTACGTTAAAATAGCATGGATTGATAGTAACGGTGTTGAATGTTTAATGCACCCAACTAGAGCCACAAGTAACCCAAACGCTGTATTACAAGATAGTGATTATAATTATATTATGGCGGCAGATGGTTCAATAACATACGCAGAAAATTCAGAAACATGGAATAAATATAAAAGCAATACCACATCTGAATCAACAAAAGATAAAGTAGCAGAGGAAGAACTCGAAAAACTTAATCAAGGAGGAAGATTTGGAATTAATCCAGAAAACGCACAAGACAATGGTATATTTTTTATAGATAATAATAAAGGAAGAATACACTTTAGTTCTAACGTCGCTGGTAAAGTAATAACATTACATTATATAAGTGATGGTGTAAGTACAGATAATATTAGTGTACATAAATTTGCAGAAGAAGCTGTGTATAAATATATAGCGTATGCTATATTATCAACAAGAATTAATATACCTGAATATGTTGTACGTAGATTTAAAAAAGAAAGATTTGCTGAAATTAGAAAAGCTAAATTAAGGTTATCAAATCTTAAAACAGAGGCATTAACACAAGTAATGAGAGGCAAATCGAAAGTAATAAAAAGTTAATAAAATATGCCTGAATTAAAACATAACTTTATACAAGGTCGAATGAATAAAGATCTTGATGAGAGATTAGTACCTAAAGGAGAATATAGAGATGCTATGAATATAGAAGTGGCTTCTTCTGAAGGGTCTGATGTTGGGTCAGTTCAAAATGTATTAGGCAATACAGTTCAAAGTACAAAAGATAATAGTCCATTATCTACATGGTCAAGTAATTATATTTCTAATCTTACAAACGTACAATGTATAGGTTCTATCTGTGATTATGAAAATAACAAAATTTATTGGTTTATAACTAGTGACGAGGCTGATTGTATTGCTGAATATAATGAAGCAACAAAAGTTGTAGCACCAGTTTTAGTTGATGTATATACAACCACATCAGTGGGTTCATCGTCTGAATCAAGTGGTACTTCACTTACAATAGCAGTTGCTAATGCAAATTTAAGAGTAGGTATGGTTGTATCTGGCCACGCTAATATTGTAGCGGGAACAAAAATAACAAATATTAATGGTACAACTATAACTGTAGATACAGCTTTTACAGATAATTTACCGGCAAATCATGATAGTTATACATTTACAGGCGAAAGGGTATTAAACTTCAGTGTTGATTACAAGATAACAGGAGTTAATATTATAACTGGGGATAGAAAGGATGGATACGCTGCAAACGACGCGTTGTTATTTTGGACAGATAACAGATCTGAACCAAAACAAATTAATATAACAAAATTTAAAGAAGATCATACAACTGCAGATTTTAATACAAACACACAGATAAATGGTGTTGATGTAAAAGAGTCTGATATTACTGTTATAAAAAAATCTCCTTTAACAGCGCCAACATTAGCAATGTCTGCTACAAAACGAACTGGAAATTTAGTTGGTACTGGAAACAACCCTGCTTTTTGCTCTTTTAATTTTTCAACTAATGTAGGACTTGGGGCATTAAAGCATGATGCAAACGCGCTATTATCATCTATAACAACAAATTCATCTGACGCAACAACTAGTGTTAATGGTGTTGGAGTTGATTCTAGTGGATCTGCAGCTGGAACAGGCTTAAACTTAAATGTAACAGTTGCTGGTGGTGCTGTAACAGCAATAACAGTTGTAGCTGCTAATGACGGGGAAAATTATAAATCTGGAGAGGTGATTAAAATTGATAATGCGGATATTGGAGGTTCAACTGACGTTGAAATAACGTTACAAGCTGATGATTTTATTGGAAACGAAACTTATAAACTTTACCAACCTGGAGATCAGTTAACATTTGATTTTAATCCAATACCAAATTTTAGAGAAGGAGATGTAATTATTTTTTCTGGATCAAAAGAAGTTGATAATGTTACAGAAAAGTTTGATGTTAGGGTAAAAGTTGTTGAATTATTAAACGAAGCCCAGCAAATAATAGGAGAGATATTAAGTATAAGTAGTAAAGTACCAACTCAAAACGCTGATATTGTGTATGAGGTTGTTTTAGACGAGGGAGATCCATTATTTGAATTAAAATTTCCTAGGTTTGCATATAGATGGAAATATAAGGATGGACAATATTCTTGCTTTTCTCCATTTTCTGAAATAGCATTTTTACCAGGTGAATTTGATTATGCGTCCACGGATGGGCATAATAAAAGTATGGTAAATACACTAAAAACATTAACAATAAATGGTTTTCAATCTCAACCTAATGATGTTGATGAAGTTGATATATTATATAAAGAATCAGATAGTACATTAGTTTACATTGTTGATACATTAAAGGATAATGAAACATCATTCACTTTAGAAAAAGAACTTTTTAAAGGTTTAGTAGAGGAAAATCAATTATTAAGACATTTTGATGCGATACCTAAAAAAGCAAAAGCACAAGAAGTTGTAGGTAGTAGAATTGTTTATGGTAATTATACACAAAACTACATGATGGATAAAAATAATTACCCTGAAATAATAATTACATCAACAAAATCACCTTATAACCCTAGTCAATCTTTCGTTGGAGATGGTAGCACAAAAACATTTACATTAACAACGGGTTATTTTGCAACATTACCAGATCAAGTAGAAGATATTAAAATTTATATAGATGAAGAGGAAACAACAGAAAACTTTTCATACGCGTCACCTGTTGTAACGTTCGAAACTGCACCCGCAGATAACAGTATTGTAAAAATTGTAGATAATAAATTAAACAAACCACAGAAATCAATAAAAACATTAAGAACATATCAAGCTGGTGTTACTTATATGGATAAATACGGTAGAACATCTCCTGTTTTTACAAACCCTAAAGCTTCAGAGTATTTAGAGTTATCAAAATCCGAAGGTGTAAATTCATTTGAATTAGCATTAGCTAACTCACCACCTGATTGGGCAACACATTATAAGTTTTATATAAAAGAAGGTAGTAGTGAATATTATAATCTAATACTAGATAGGTTTTATATTGCTGAAGATGGTAATTTATGGTTATCATTTCCATCGTCTGATAGAGATAAAATACAGAAAGGGGATTTTATTATATTAAAAAAAGAACACGATAGTGATTTACCCGTAACCAGTAATAATAAATTTAAAACTCTAGACATAAAAAATTCAGCACCAGAATTTATAAAAAATAGAAAATTTGCAATAGCATCAGCAGGCGTTAAAACCAGAAGTAATGGAGTAGATAAACCAAACATAGGCGCTGTATCTTTTCAGTTTGTTGGGCCAGGAGATGATGAGCATGAAAGTTTTGCGTCAGCTTTTACTGGCGATAGTTTTATTATTATAAAACACGGTAGCAATACAAGTAAATTTTATCGTGTTGAGAATGGTGGTTTAACTGGTGATGATGATGGAAGTGGTGTTAGTAACAGCATATATAAAGTAACATTAGCAGAACCTTTATCTGAAAACGATAGTTTTTTAGATAATATTGATAGTAATAGTGAAGCGTTTACTATAAATGTTTACAATGATAGAGTAGAAAACACAAATGAATTTGAAGGTAGATTTTTTGCAAAGGTGGCAAGAAATGACGTGTTAGATACCCACGTAATCGAACCTGTAATTTCTGATAAAACGTTTAATGTAATTGCCTCGGCAGATATACTACAGAGAGCGCCAAATCCTGGTGAATGGGATGATCCATCATGTGTTGCGTGGATAGACTCACACACTAATCCCACGTGGCAAGGGTATGGATTTCAGGTTAAAAGTGAAAACCACCCGACACATGGGGCTTATGATATGGATTTAGTATTGTTATCTAAAGAACTTCGGATGCAACCCCCTTTAGATCCTTTTACCGAACCAATATCAGAGATTGATAAGGCAATAAAAAAAGATGGCACAACATTGGTGCAATTTGAAGACGAAAATGGAAATAGAGGTAATGTTTACCGCGCTTCAAATGTTAAAAAGAATATTGAACTTAGGGTTCTCAAAGTCCAAGCTCATAGATTTTCCAACGTATATCAAATAACAAGAAAAATTATTCGTTTGGAGCTTGTTGATATAGACACTGAGCAACCATATACAGATAAGTTTGAATATAGTAATACAGCAGATAACCCTCGTATAACAAAAATTTATATAGTAAAGCAAACGTTTGACAACGCTGATGTTTTAGCATCTGAAAATCCAGCTGTGTTTGAAACAGAACCAAAGAAAATTGCAGATTTAGATTTATACCACGAAATAAGTGATAACATTGGTATTGTGAAGATTGGTATGGATGTAACTGGTACTAATATTAGCGGCACGCCAACCGTGACTAACGTAACGAGTGGTTATGTTCATTTTTCAACAAACCAATCATTAACAAAAGATGACGTGTTAACTTTTACAGACTCCACAACAGGAGTTACCGCAACCGCTGTTGTTAAAAGTACTACAAGTAATATATCATTCACAAAAATAAAGTCTGGGGGTCATCATGGCGCAGTAACAAGTAATTGGTTTAATTGTTATAGTTATGGTAATGGCGTAGAGTCAAATAGAATACGTGATGATTTTAATGCACCTCAAATTGATAAAGGTCCAAAGGTATCTACCGTTTTGGATGTTCCATATCTAGAAGAACATAGAAAAAATGGTTTAATATATTCTGGAATATATAATTCGACATCTGGAATAAATAGACTTAATCAATTTGTTATTGCGGAAAAAATAACAAAAGATTTAAATCCCGAATACGGATCAATTCAAAAGTTAAACGCAAGGGATACAGATTTAACAGTATGCTGTGAAGATAAAATACTGAAAGTTTTAGCGAATAAAGATGCTTTATTTAACGCTGATGGAAATATACAATTAACATCTACGCATAATGTTTTAGGACAAGCAGTACCTTATCTTGGTGAATATGGTATAAGTAAAAACCCAGAATCTTTTGTTAATTATGGGTATAGATCATATTTTACTGATAAAGCTAGAGGTGTTGTTTTAAGATTATCAAGAGATGGTCTTGAAAACATAGGTAGATACGGTATGAAAGATTGGTTTAAAGATAATTTAAAACTAATAACTAACGCTATAGGTAGTTATAACGAAGCAAAAGAAGAATATAACATAACATTAAAAGGTTCAACAGATTACACTGTTAGTTTTGACGAAAAAACAAAAGGATGGACAAGTTTTAAGTCATATATCCCAGAGTCAGGTGTATCAATGAACAATATGTATTATACGTTTAAAAATGGATTATTATATTCACATGATAACACAACGAGAAATACTTTTTATGGAGCGGGTAGTGCGGCAGATTCAACTATAAAACTGATTTTGAATGACGCACCTAGCTCAGTAAAAGGATTTAAAACACTTAATTATGAAGGTTCACAAGCACGACAACACTTATATGATATAGCTGGTGTTGGAAAATTAACATATAAAGATATTGTACCATACAATTATACACAAACCCAATTTAATGCTTTATCAAAAAGCACTACAAATGGTTGGTATGTCAGCTCTATATCTACAGACGCGCAGACTGGTATTGTTGATGAGTTTTATGAAAAAGAAAACCAATGGTTTAATGTAATAAAAGGTGATGAAACTGTATTTGATAACAATTCTACAGCTGGTAATAATGTAGACACATCAGAATTTCCAGTACAAGGTATTGGTAAAATGTCAGCCAATCCAACTGGTGATACATCTCGAACAGAATTCAATGTTAATATAACAGTAGATGGTCTTGCGGGAAAAAATATGACATTAACTAGTGTTTCAGGGCCAGGTACATGGACATTAAGTGATAACGTTGCCACAAGAACAGGTGTCGTAACTTTAGATTCAATAGAACCTGTGGTATTAACGTTTACGTGTAATGATGGTTATGAAAACCCAAATAGTCAAACACTCGCTAGTCAAAGTCCAAGTGTATTTAATAGCATAACATATAATACGCTTACACTAACAACTAACAAGTTAACGTTGAGTTTTTCTAGTGAAACATTATCTGCTGATAAAAACATAACTATCACTTTAAATTCTGCGGCTGTTATAACAACAACAAACAAAAGTATATCTGGTGAGTATAACTACAACGTTAGGAACACATCAGTTCCAGATTCAGCGTTAATAATACCTACACGTATTGCGTATACTAACACTGGAAATAAAGGCGCAACAGAAACTGTTATTACAAGAACAATAACAGCTAAAAATGGATATGCGTTTGGTAGATTGGTTGATGGTGTATTCATTGAAGATACACCAACTGCTATAGTTGTTGACCAAAATGATCCAACTGGTAAATATACTATATCGTATGCTAATAGAGTAGAAAATAGTAGTAGATTAACATCAGTTGATGTTAAAGTAAATTACACATATGGAGAAAAAAGTACAACCACTGGTGATTATATAATGTTTT